TGTATATGAGAACGCTTCACCTACTAATTCCATAATACCAGTTTCTAATAGATTTAAACCAGATGGATTAGTATTTGATGTGCTTGTTTGCTCATAAACTTCATAAACATATTGACCATTTAATGAAGATCCAAAATTTGTATTAGTAGTTATACTAAACTCATTGTATCGATCTTTATAGATACTAACATCAGTTCCATTTAATTTTACAAACTTGATCTCAGTGTTTGCACTTCTATTAGTGAAAACAAATAAATAGTTTGGATTAGTCAATAACTGCTTTTCAGTTAATGTTAAAATGATATTCTGTGTTTGACCTTTAGTTAATCTGATCATATAACTAAATAGCGAAACGATCTAATGTTTACAATAAAAACCCCTGACCAAATTAATGACCAGGGGCAAACCTTAAACCTATGAAAAACTAAGTTACTAAGCTCCAGGTGTTTCTAAAGCAGTAGCAACAGTTGAAATTACACTTGGCGCTAACGCAGGTTCAGAACCTGTGAAAGTTAAAGTAAATCCGCTTCTGTCACCTTGTGCAGTACCTGTAGATGCTGCATTTGCAGTCATATCAATACCACGTGTTTTTCCTAAATACCAATAGATTCCGTTGCTATCTTTTGCAACTGCAACTAAAGAATTTTGTGCCAATAACAATAATTCATTTCTTGTATTGGTCTGTAATTTGTTAAGGATAATCGTTAATTCTTGTGCATAGAATACAGTTCCGTTTGCAACGGATGCATTCATTGTTTGGTTGAACATTGATGTATCTTTTACTAAAGCATATTTCCAAAAACGTTTTCCAACAGCTTTAGTTAAAGCGGTAATTACACCACTTGCTTCAGTTGTTGTTGTTACGTTTGCTGCTTCAGTAAAATATACCTCAACTATTCCACCTAAACTATCGCGACAGTCTAAAGAATATCCTTGTGTAAGTGCGCACGGCATATTTTTAAATTTTTAAATTTTATAAAATGGGGGGCGATTAAACCCCCCTAATATTATGATAAGATAAATTTCACCATCTCGTCTGGGAAAGCGAAATTTACACCCATTTTAAACTCAGATACAAAACGAACTTGATCCGCTTCTTTTGCATAGAAAATTTCAAACTTTTCTTCTTCGTTCAACAAATCTGTTCCTAAGAACAAGTTGCTTAATCTTGAAGCGTAAATTTTATTTGTTCCGTTTAAACCTTGTAAAGCAATAACTTTAATAGGAGTACCTGGTAATACAAATTCGCTATCAGACTTACCATCAAAAGAATAGTTAAACATATTAGCATTCTTCAATGCAATAGTGTAAGTTCTAAATGTGTCCATACCGCAGAAAATAGTCATATCATCATAAGCTACTACCTTTGCATCAATAGCTTTGTAAACGCCATCAAAAATTGAAATTACGTTACTTGCTACGATACCTGTTGCAGCACTAATAGGCGCAGTTGCAATATAAGTTGCACTATTTGCAGCTACTGGTCCTGTTGCAGCACCGATTAATTTTACTAATCCGTCAAACTTGTTTAAGTTAACGTTTACTGAATCAGTATCACCTTGCCATAAAGCAGTTTCTAATTGAGCAGCAATAGTCTTAGCTTTTTTCTCAGCAAATTCTTGCTCAAAAGGAATAGAATCATACATTGATCCTGTTGGTAATGCTTTTTGTAAATACTTAGCTTCTAAGTCTTTTGGACAAAGTGCTTCATTTACTTTAATTTTTCCAACCGTTACTGTTCTTTGAGTAAAAGTTGTTGAACCAGATGCAGTAAATCCGCAAGATCCACCTGCTTGGAAGACCGCGTCTGTGTCCATGATATTTATGGTTTCAGAAGATTTAACTCCTACCATAACGTTGCCTGCGCTCTTAATTAAAGAAGCAGTCTTTGCGCCTAATACAGAATCAGTTACCAATAAGGCTTCATTTTGTTCTGTGTAAGCGGCTAATGTTGATACGTCAAATGCCATTGTTATTTAATTTTAATTGTTTAATAATGCTTGTCTATATTTTTCTAATCTTGTTTCTTTCATATCCTTAGATGTTGCAAAGGATTCAAAAGAATTAGGTTTACGAATTGGATCAGTAGCCGGAGTTTTTGAAAGCGCTTCTATTAATTCAGCTACTTGTGCAAATCCTTGCTTAACCTTAGATTCTAATTCTTCAACTTTTTTGTTTGATGCAATTTTTGCTTCTTCAAGTTGAGCTATTTTAGCTTCAAATTGTTCTTGCATTTCTTGCATTTTTTTATCTTCTTCTTTTTTAGCTTCAACTTCAGTGTCTGGTTCAGATGTAACATCTTCTGTATTAGAAGAAATTTCAACAATAATACCATTCTCGTCTAATTGAATCTGTGTACCATCCATTAATTGATGTTCTCCAGCAGGTGCAGGAGTACCATCAGCTAAAAGTACAGTACCACCAATTTCTAAAGCTGAAATTTCAACTTTAGTACCGTCCATTAAAGAATATTCAGCCATCTCAACTTTAGTTTCTTCAACCTTAGTTTCTTCAGCTTTAACTTCCTCAACAGGTGCAACATTGTCTTCAAACAATGCCTTAATTTTTAAAATTGCTTCCTGTGCGTTCATACTTTTTGTTTTATATAGTTATTAAATCAAATGTTTATCACTTAACTTCAGATAAAATCCTTTTAATCTCATCTACCATAGAAGCAACTTTGTTAACTTCTCTTGGTTTATAGTTAAAAAGACCTTCAACTGAAAAGCCCATAATATCACCACTTTTAACTTTTGCCCATGCTTCTTCATTATCTACAATCATAGATCCAAACCAAGATCCCCATGGAGCATCTTCAAATCCTTTCATTGGCATAATACCACGATCTTGATCTGAAATAAAACTTTCAAATAATGTAACACCTTCAAACGTTTGTTTGCTGTTATGCATTAAGTTTACATTGCTTTGAAAACCTTTTTTAAAAAACTTTTGAGCAATTTTAATAATTGTCTCTTTACTAAAAGCAACATAATAATCACCAAACTGGCTATCACTACGGAAGATAGGAGTATCAGCCAACATAATAGGACCAGATATAATACGCCTGTCTTCAGAAACAATTTCAAATTTTTGACTGTTATTAAAAGCATTCCAATTTTTTTGAATTGCTGGACGATCTACTAATGCGATGTAATCAACTTGTGATTCATCATTTACATCATCAGTAATATCCAACATGTATACTGGTAATTCTAAATTCATAATATTATATAGTTTTTTTTAAATTAATTATCATTTATTCAAATCTTGCTCTGTTTTGAATTTCTTCTTGTCTACTTTGAGAATTAGTAATATCACGTTCAACAACATAAGCTCTTATTGTATTTCCATTACCACCTCCACCATTACCAGTTCCTCCTCCTCCTCCACCACCTAAATTAGGAGTCGCACCACCACCTAAAGATGGCATAGCACCGCCAGTTGCAGGTGCACCTGGACTTGGTATGTCAACAAATCCAGGTTCAGAACTTCCAGCAGGTACATCAGGTGTTTTAACTGCTAAGATTGCTTTTACATTCTTTAATCCTGCAACGATAGCAGCAGCTGCAGCAACCGCACCTAATACAGGACCAACAATTGGAATTCCAGCTAAAGACTTAAATGCAGATGTTGCTGACATATAAGTATCAATTGTAACAGCAGCTATTGCAGCAGCTTTACCAGCGACAGTATGTTCACCAATTGCTTTAGCAGCATTTTTTAATGTTGAACTAATTTTTTGTGCATTTTCAGCTCTTGCAGATGCTTCTTTTTTACCAATTTCAACTCTTGCATCAGCTAATTCTTTTTCAGTTTTAGTATATGCTACACTGTCAATTTTACCTTCTGCAAATAATTTTTTATTCAAAGCTAATGCATCATCAACACCTTGCTTCCTTGCTGCATATGAAAGGTTTTCATTATTTACAATAGAATCTAAACGTGCTTGCTCTTTGTCATCTGCTTCCTTTACATATTTAGCATCTATTTCTCCAAGTTCAGCACCGTGTTTTTCTTTTAATGCAGCAATAAGTACTTTTTTCTGAATTTCTGTATAATCTGCATTTTCTAAAATCTTTTTTGTATCAGCAACTAAAGCCTCATCTAATGCCGCAACTTCTTTTTCTTTTCCTTCTTTATATTTAGCTATTCTTGCTTCTGATAATGTTGTTTGTAATTCTTCTTCAAACTTTTTATCGTTTTCAGCACGTTTTTCTTTTATCTTATCGTCAATGTCTTTTACTTCTAATTGGTAAGCTTCTTCAGTTGCTTTTTTTAATTCGTTCTTTGTTTTTACATCAACTTTTAAAGCATCAATTTCTGCTACACGTGCATTATAATTTATCTCTGCTTGTTTCTTTGCTTTGTCATCTTCAGAAGTAATTTCAGCTAATGCTTTTTCATTCTGTAAATCAATAAGCATTTTATCAGCTGTCTTTTTATCTTCAATTGCTTGCTTATTTGCTTCATCACGTTTCTTTTTACTTTCTTCATTTGCCTTTGCTGCAGCATCAGAAGTCTTTTTATTATAATCAGCAGTTAAAACTAATTGTTCAGTTTTTAAATCTCTAAACTGTTTATTTTCTTCTTCTGTTAATTTACCTTTTGTTTTTAAACTTTCACGTAAAGTACTTAATTCGTTTTCAACTCTTTTTTGTCCTAATTTATAAATTTCATCTTCAGAACCGCCTTGAGCTTTTAATACTTTAATCCTGTTTTCAATATCTTCATTTGCACGTTTATTAGCAACTGATAATTTATTTAAATTACGTTCTGCTTCGCTTGTTACACCAATAAAATCTGTAAATTGTTCTACTAATCCACCTACACCTTTTGCTAATGCGCCAAGTGGACTTTTCTTTATCCAATCTGAAATTGCATTAAAGTTATTTATTACTAAACCTAAAGCAACAACCAATGCGCCAATTCCCGTTGCAACAATAGCACCTTTTAAAACTTTAAATCCTTGACTTGTTTCAACAGTCGCTATGCCAAATGCCTTTTGTACAAATGTAGCTGTTTTTGTTGCAGCATTATTTAATTCTTGAAATACTGTTGTACTTTTAATTACTGCACCTAATTGTCTAAATGAATCCACGCTTTCACCAACAGCCTGTAAACCTTGAGACAACGCCATTGCAGCATTTACCTTTAACAATGCTTTCTCTACATCTTTGTTTTCATTTCCAAATAAAGCCATTGCACCTTGAAGTGCACTAAATCCACCAGCAACACCTGCTAATGAAGAAGCAACTGCTTTAAACTTTGCATCAGGATTAAATGCGTCAGTCAATGCTTTTGCATCACCAATACGATCTTTAAGATCTGCGGCTTTTTTAGCAGCATTAACCGCTTCTTTAGATGTTGCTCCAAACTTATCAGCCATTAAACCAACTTGTGCTTGAGCCTCTTTAAGTTGTGTTCTTAAACTTTTTACAGAGGTATCTGTATCTGAAAATGCTTTGTCTAATTTTTGTACTTCAGCGGTTGCATTTGCTGCGTCTGTGGTTATTTTTATACCAATTACTTCTTCTGCCATTAATTTGTGTTTATTACTTTTAATAAATTAACCATAGTTGTTCTATATGCTGTAGGATCATAAGATTCTACTTTATTCAATCTAAATAGTACACCATTAATCCATATGTACTTACTAAAATCCAAATTATAAATATCTAATGTATTTAAATATACTCTACAAGTTAATAATTTACTTTCAATATCTGTAATTTCCAAAATATATGGTTTATGATATGTATTAAATAAGTTGTTTGTAGGGTAAGTAGTTACAGGGAATTGTAATTCTTTTGGAACTCCAAAATTAATATCGATAGTTGGAGTAATAGGATCATCCAAATGTCCCGCATATCCGTAAACATTTAAATTAGCTAAATTTGAACCTCCGCCTGTTTCACCTGATTTTATATGCCAAGTATGTGCAATGCTTAATTTCTTAGCCATTAATATACGAATTACAGAATCCATTGAATCTTCCTGCGAATTATTATTTGATAATTTAAATATTGTTGTATAATATTTATCAATGTGTGCATGATTCTGTGGTTGGAATAATACAGAAGGCGCAAAGATAATTTGTGTTGAAGCCGTGTCTTTTACGAAGTCGAATTCAGAATCATAAATATTATCGCCATATGTTTGCCCGTATTTCTTCTGATAGTTATCATTATAATAGTCAGAATCAGGCGTATATTTATAAGCGTAATACCTCGCGTTTAATTGCGACATTGGCTTAATTGACATTGTAGATCCTACGTCTATTTTTTGCGACCAATCTAAACTATTGGTAACAGAATCAGAATAGAAGTCAATATATGGAGAAATGTTTATTTGTCTTTCGTTTATATTATCCTGATACACATATAAATTAAACATCTTACAAACTGACAAAAAGAAATCCTTTTGGAATATACCTTTTGGTAGGTTTTCGTTTATAGATATAATACCATTATAGGCTACGTCCACAATCTGTGAAGTGATTTGTGCAAGGTTTATATTTGCACTCGATATTGTTACTATATATGTATTAGCCGTTACAGGAACGCTAATTTCTAAACGTACTTGATTTGTATTTGTTATGTCCCCCGTGTAATCAATATTAAAACTAAAAGGATTATTAGCAGAAAAAGTATTCTGTGTAAATGATTGCACCGCTACTCCTCCAATATATAAAGTTGCAGTAATAGACGAAGCCGCATCCGTTTGATATGTTCCGTTTATGGAAGCAGTCGTTCTAATTGTCTTAGTGCCATCAGTATAAGTAAATATGCTCTTTCCCGCATTTTCCGTAAAATTAAGTAAAGTTGTAGTATCAAAAGGCACGTTCGCATTTCTCGCCGTTGGTGTATTGCTATTAAGTAATATTTGTGAAATTGTTTTTGTACCTAATAAAAATCTGTCATTCGTTCCTCGTATTCCCTGACTATTATTAGGTATTATTAAAGTCTTAAAAAATGTAGTATTAAAAAAATCACAATTTAAAGTATAAGAAGTTCCTTCGAATATCTTTTCAATATATTCCTTAACGTACAATGCAGGTCTAAAAGTATATACACTAAAATCATCTTTATTTGTAGATACATCCCCGTAATCAATTAAAGGATAGTAATATCCAGAACCATTAATAGTGTTCCAACTATTCTGTATTGAAGTTACATTCCAAGTATGGTTATATTCGCTAAAATCTAAATCCTCTAAACGCTTATTCCCTAATTCTGTAATAAAACCACCTAATTCGCCAAATACGGCGCATTGATATTCTATTGATCCTTTATTAATTACTATTTCAAGAATACGAATAACGCCTTTAAAGATCTGTATTTTATCGATATACACTTCGCACTTTGCCGCCTGTGATGGAGTAAAGTTTGTATTTACATTTGGTAGATCTATATTGTGCTCATTTGACATAGTAATATCAAAAGCAAAACCTAAGATTTTATTATTTCTTGCAGTAGCAGGTATTGAAATAGTTCTACTAAATGATGTATTTTTTGATCCAAACTCTTTTACATCATCAATAGTATAAGTAAAATCTGTACCTATATCTTTTAATAGATCTATTAATTGATCTTCAATATAAATTTCTGTGCTTATCATTATCTAAATTGACTGTTTAAATATTTACCAACTTCAACTTCTAAATCAAAATTAAATAAGCCATCTGATATTTGATACTTATATTGATAATTATTATTTTTAATAGTTATTGGAAAAAATGCGCCTTGAACTTCCATATAAACAATTGGAGATGCAACTAATTGTGCAAGCCACGCGTAATCTTGATCGTTAATCCAATCAGATGTTAAATTGTAATAATCAGTATGCTGAATTGCAAAATTATAAGTTGTTTCATTGTACTTGTTATAACTATCTATATTAGTCATTTGACCATTAGATAATTGATAAGGATTACGTCTATAAGAAGATCTTTGAAACTCACTCTTTCTTTTATTTACTAATCTAAACGCCATTGAATCATATCCACCAAGTCTATTTAAAAAATGTAGATTATATTGTCTATATTTTGGATTGCATACTTGTTTAAATTTTAAAACTCTTGTAACAGCAGCTCCAAGTGTAATGTAAACATTATATCCATAAGTTGATTGTGTTATAATTTCACTTCCAGCCCATGTATTAATAGCAGCAGCTTGAAAATTAAAGAAATTAAATTGCCCAGTCATTGTAATTCCACCACTTACAGCAGTTCCAACAGTTCCGTTTTCATTTGTTGGTTGTACCCATAAATTATAAGATCCTGCAGTGATTTTTAAAAATGTAATAAAGAATTGATCTCCATATTCAATTGTAATATCGTTTTGATCACGATCACTTAACCAGTCATCTGTATAGTTTTCAATTAATAAATTATCATAATAGTTTGACAGTACCAATGGTACTTCGCCATTCTCTGTAAATATATCACCAAATAAAGGTGGATAATAGTTATAAGCTGAATAAGATCCGCTTGCCAAGTTTGCAACTACTGCACCACTAACCTCTTCTCCTATTCTTACTTGATAATCAACTTTGATCTTATCATTTGATGCCATTAAAACAGTAGATCCAGATGGTTCAAAATAATTTGTCACATATGCTCTTACCATTGGTGATGCATTAAATACTCCATAAGAACCTTCAGCACTTGGTGAAGGAAATATTTTGTTTCTACTTACTTGAGAACTATTAATGTAAACATCATACACAAATTTAAAGTTTGTTACTCCTACATTAGTAGAAGAAGCGACAAACCACAAATCATCATGCATTGATGGATAAGTAGCTGGAACACTATTTATTGTTATAGCCATTGTTTTCTATTTTATTACCTATTTGTCTAATTTGAATTTGAACATCACCACCTAAAGCTATTGCCATGCTTTCAAAAAATCCTTTATCAAATACCTTTTTAATAGCATTATCAAAATATGAAGTAGTTTTTAAACCGTCTCTCTTAATTGCAGATGCAGTTGCATATGCTAAAGTCTTAAGTGAATCTGCTTTATTTACTACTTGTTTTAATTTTTTACTTTTTCTTTGTGTCTTACTTAGCTTTTTAGTCTGTGTTTCTGAACTTGTTTTTGCTTTACCTAACTTATACCATTGCAAAATTGATGTTGCCATCTTTTTATTTGGGTATGGTGTTTTGTATGCATATGGACTGTCAGAAGCAACTCTTTTTGGTTTTTGATTTACTCCTCCAACACCTTTTACCCCTTTGTTTACATATTTATAGTAAACAGAAGCAGGATTATCTTTATCATAACCAAGCATCATCTCATAATCTGTACCAAACTTTGTGATCTTAGGTACAGCAAGATCTCCAATTTTACCAGATGCAATAGATCCTGATTTATCAAGATTCTTTTGTACTGTATCATTAAAAAGTTTTCCGTAATAAATTAACAATTGCTCAGCAACAGGAAATTCAGTAGGATCTATCAAGTTAAATTGATCTCCAACTGTTTTTAAAAATTGTTCTTTAAGTAACTTGGCTTGCGCTTTTGCTTCACTCATGTAATTAAATAGAAAAATAGATCTTAAATACCAGCATAAAAAACCCCCAGTATTGAAATACCAGGGGAATCGTTTACTACCAATAAACCTACAAACTATCTTAATCGCTTTGCTTCTTCTCTCTCATAAGCATTTTTAGCTTTCATGTATGCCATTTTATTTAAAAATTCTATTGTTTTCATTTCAAAGACTTCCTCAATTCTAATATTTTCTTGTGCGGCAATAAGATAGCAGGTGTAGTGCCATCCATAGATTGACATAAAAGATTGACTATTTGTTTCGCTTCCTCCATCTTCATCCCCGCCTCCATCATCTCCTTTACCATATAATCCTGAGAAACTTCGATCCAATTTCTGTAAACTTGATAAAAAAAAACAAGCGAATGGTAGACATGCACATAATTTGCTTCTTGCATATCCATCGCATACATCTCATGCTTACTTGCATCATATATGTCATCAACCCATTTACCTAACCAATTCTTCTTTTGTGGTATAACCATTGATGCCGCAATCTTATGTAAGTTCTCTAAAGTTTTCTTAGAGAAAACCTTGCTTTCAATATATCTTGCTGCTGGCATGTATTTAATTTCATAAACACATCTGTATTTTTTACCATTTACAATAATAAAATCAACTGGTTTGCCTTTTATTTCTTCATTTAAGAAATCTAATTCAGATCTTAATTCTTTTAATGTTAGCAGATCTAAACTATCTAATTGATGTTCTGTTAATCCTGTAATTATACACAATAATTTTACTTCTTGATCTAACTTTGTCCAATCCTTATTTGGATCTGTTAGAATTGGCATCATCTGTTGATATTGCCATAAAGTAAGTTTGTCCCATGTCATTCTTGTTTGCATAATAATTGATTTTGTAAATCTATAGGTTTACTTTTTACAGTGAATAGTAAACTGTCGTGGTTTACTTTTTTATATATTTAAGTAACAGTTTTACCATTATAGATACTTTTTTAAACCATTTGCTGACACCATGATTGCTTCTGCACGTTGAGTAAGACTGTCGATCTGTGATCTAATTTCTTCTCGATCGTCCGTGCAGTAGTAACCATTTGATGTTGCCATTAGGGGAAGAATACCTTCTGATCGTATAAAATTAACTATTTTTCTTAATCTAACTTCACTAAATTTGTTTTTTAATCCAAACTTATCTGCTTGCTTATTAATTGCCTCAACAATCTCAGGGGCTTTTACTGCGGTTTCTTTTCTCTTAGTGCTAAATCCTTTAATCAGGATTGGAACTAACTTGCACTCCTCGTCTGTTAATTCTCTTGTAATGTGTTCAAAATTAGTTATCATATTGGTAGTATTTATAGATGTAATTTACTAAACATTTATCATATTCTCTTCTTTTTCTTCAACAATTTGTTTAAGTTTATTTTGCAACTGTTTAACTTCTAACTCTTTAAGAGCTAATTGCTTTTCAAGTCTTTGAATCTTCTCAATAAGTCCTTCAATTTCTAACTTGTCAAGTGTTGTTTGTTTTAGTTCGTAGTAGTTTTTCATAGTTATTTCACAGGAATTTTAGGTAAATTAATAATTTTTGCAGCATTTTCTCCCCAATAGTAATCACATTTTCCGTTCTTAACTGGTGGGTCTGCAAAATAGGTTTGATAGTCACTTGGTTTGGCTGTAAATCTGTAGCATTGCAGTTTAAATGGGCAATCTATTCCTTTACACATTGCTATATCTGGCATAGTTTTATTGTTTTGTTTAAAATAAGGATATTTACCTGACATGGTTATTTCTTTAGATCATAATGTCTTTCGTATATGTGCATATTGCATACATAATGAAAATACTTTCCTACTTCAAGTTTTAATTCATTTGCAACAATAAATTGTAATTCACTAAAACAATATTGATCATTACAAAATCCAAATACAAGATCATTAGATCTCATCATTACTTGCATACTTAAATGATTATTCCTATCTATGTAAAAATTAATAGCATATGTACAGATTGTGTCATTTTTATACTTATCTATTTCTTTACCATCATATAGTGATATACTTGCTCTTCGTGTCAGAGGATCATTCCTAAGCATGTCTATGACTTTCTTTAGTTGATCATTTCTTTGCCATTGATAACCATAGTTAGAATTAACATTTCCATTCTCATCCATCATTGATTTCCATATCTTTGCTTGTTCAGATATTTCTTGCGCATTAGGATTTCCTGAAAGATACCAGTCAAATTCAAGAGCAGCATAATTTCTATTCCATTTTCTCCATGGAGTCTTTATTAAATTATTAGTTGGTGACTGTAACTCGATTAATACATTATGAATAGTTTTAGTGCCATTTCTTTCTTCTCCAATGGCCATTATTTTATCATATAGATCTTCGAATGCAAATTCTGCATTATAGTATGATTTGTTGAACATAGATTTTTGATTTGTTTAGTAGGTTTAAACCATCGATATTGCGATATTCTTCTAAGTAATATACATCTTTTATTCCAGATTGTATTATAATCTTAGCACATTCAAAGCAGGGCGACAAAGTTACATACAAAGTCGCCCCGTCTGAACTGTTAGATGATTTAGCACATTTTGCTATTGCGTTTGACTCTGCATGTAGGACGTCAGGTCTGGTAGTTCCGTCTTGTAGTTCACAGACATTGGGAAATCCGCTTATTGTTCCATTATAACCAATTGCAATGACATTGTCTCCTTTAACAATTAATGCTCCTACTTGCTTTCTTTGACAGTAAGAAGCTTTAGCTACTTCAAGAGCCAAGTTCATATAGAATAAATTTCTATTTTGCATCTTTTATAAATGTACCATTTTGCATAGATCCAGATCTGTTTTTAATTACTGTATAAGCTGAATTGACACAGTCTTCGATCGTAATACTTCTTACACTTTGTATGTCGCCTTTACATTCTATTTTAAATCCGCTTAATTCAGTAAGATTAGTTAATACAACAACAATGTCTCCTATAGCATCAATAAATTCTGCTCTGTTGTTTTTTAAAATAGCATTAGCTAACTCTCCACATTCTTCTTGCAATTTAATATATTGTGTCTTGACATCGCCTTTTTCATATAGTCCTCTGTTTTCTGCCCAATGTCTTATTGGAAGAAATTCGTCTTTTAATTCCATATTATTTACGTTTTAACACCCACAAAGTATTGCGAGATTGTTCTGGAAAAAATGGTGCCATGATTACACTTAACATGTTACTATCATAATAACCTTTAAGCGCTTCAAACATTTGTACTTGCCAATCATTAAGCAAATGCTTATAATGAGTAATTGAAGCAAACGTTCCAAATTTCTTTTCAATAGTAAAAAACTTTTCAATGTGTGCTTGTAACTCAAAGTGATTAAACTCATGTATTGCAACTCCTCTTCCATCTCCAGAATCATAAGTATGATTACCTGCAGCTCCTACTTGTTCATCATGATTAGGAGTGCTTATGTAATATGTTGCATTTTCATTTCCACAGTCTCTCATGTTAGTAAGAAACGCTTCAATGTTTTGTTTGCCCACGTGCTCTGCTACTTCAAAAGAACATACTTTGTCTGCTTGATATTGCTTATAGTCTAATGTAGGTACAATTAAATCATCTGCATAAAACTCTGCCCATTCTACAGGAGCAAACTTTTCTTTTGCTAATTCAATTGTATGCTTACGTATGTCTATTCCAACATATCTTTTGCATTTAAATTTGTTTCTGTAAAATACTTCTAACATATTGCCTTTGCCACAACCAAAATCAACGACTGTCTCGCCGATCTTAGCTTCTTTAACAATATGTGACCATCTAAGATAATGAGCAAATTGATCTCTGTGAAATACATGTCTTTCAAATGTAGATACAGGATCTAAGTCTGTAGTGTTATATTTTTTCATAGGTAGGTTTTTTATTGAGCTTGTTGTACTTCTTGTTGTACAATGACTTTGCTCAATTGTTTAGAAATTAATTTGCCATTTACTTTTACTTGACAATATTCTTTATTGTCTTTTTTACTTGTAAAAATCTTAATTACTTCACCATTTACTGTTGTCTTTGGCTTAGCAAAAGATTCAAACTGTACTTGTGTTCCAACTGTGATCTGTTCCATTTTTTTATTGTTTTTGGTTTAAAAAATCGTTCATTGAGGACATGTAAGCTACTGCATCTAATAAATTATCTTCTTTGTGATTATAAGATTCACGAGATAACTTTAAAGCAATCATTGCTTTGTACATTACAGTTGCATCTACATTTAATCCTGTCATTCCATTTAAGATATGTGCCGCACGTTGCATACCTTCTTTAAATGGACCATATTGTCTTGCCTTTTCTTCAGTACGCTCATAGACAATTTTATGAGCATCTTTTAAAATGTTACTCATATATTTTCAATTAATGCTGTTAAAATTAATGCTGAAATAATAATAATAAAAAACCATTTGAAATCGAGACTATCTTTTTTATAGATCTCATTCATTTTGTTGTAATGTTCTAATTGTTTCTCTTGTGGTGTTTTTAAACGATTCATGGTAGTTTGTTTGTTTATACAGCTAATTTAATCATTTCTTGCATACCTTGCTCATTTTTACAAGCTTTTTTTAAGAAATATTAAAATAAATGATAATCTATTGAAAATCAATCAGTTATATAAAACTGTACTTACCTTGTGACACATTGTCTAACAGATTAAGACATACATACCTTGTGGCATCAATAGCATGGTTTAAGAAGTCTACAGGTACATTCTCTAACTTTCCATCCTTATTTTGCTTCCATTTAAAGTTATTTAACTCCTTTTTAAGATTGTGACTGCTTTGTGTCACATTAATCTTATATCTTTTTAAAGTATTAATTGACTGTCTAATACTATCTTGACCTTTTTTTGCAGGTTCTACCATCCAACCATATGATTGTAATTCGGCAATTGATTTTGGTTCTGCAGAGTCAGCAATAATAGTTCCACCAATATTTAATTCTCTTAATCTGTTACTAATATCAACATTTAATAATCTTTTTTCGTAAATTAATTCATCTAAAACTAATTCTCCATTTTGATTATACATTGCAATTAATGCAGTTGGATCATTTGTATATCCAAAGTCTAATCCTATTCCGATTAAATTCGCTTCTTTAGGTAGTATATCGATAGTTTTCCAATTACTAAATATAACGCCTTCTAACATTCCTATTTCACCTAATCCGTAAACCCTCCACCAATTACTCCAATATGC